GACAAGCTGCTAACAAAGGATATGTTGATGGTGTTGTTGCGGCAACTGTAGACGCTGCCCCTGCGGCATTGGATACGTTGAACGAACTAGCTGCGGCACTTGGTGACGACGCGAACTTCTCTGCGACTGTTACTAACTCAATTGCTACAAAAGCAGATGATGCCGCAACTACTGCTGCTCTTGCGTTGAAAGAAGACAAGACTACGGTTGCTACACTTGACACTTTTGTTAAGGGCCCTGGACCAGAAATAGCAACAAGCGAATGGACTGAAGGTAATCCGGTAGGCACCGTTCACTATATCAGCACACCTCGTGTTGTGTTGCCAGCTGGAACTTGGACATTTAGTTCAGAATGGACTGGTCCTTCAGGAATTGGACCAACATTCTTCATTATGCCTATTAGCTGGAACGGCGATGGTATGTCCAATATGTCAGAGGCACTATTTACTAGTGGTCCTCAGTCGGGAAGTGGTTCATACACAGAAACATTCTCTTACTCGCAAGATGTTCAGCTAGTTTACAATGCGACCGTTACAGACAGCAATCAAGTCGGTGGATCTTTAACGACATATAGCAAAGCAGAATTGGTAAGTGCTAGTGGAACTCCATTAGACACAACTGCAACTCAGGTTGTTCCAGCGATCAACGAACTACACACTGAACTGAATGCACTGTCTTCAACTCAGTCCGGTGACGTATCTGGTCTACAGTCACAGATTACTGCTGAAGTTGCTCGTGCAACATCTGCGGAAGCAGTCAACGCTGCGAACATCGTGTCAGAAACATCTGCACGTAGTTCTGCTGATGCTGCTCTAGAGTCTGACATTATTGGTCTACAGAATCAGGTCGGTACTATTATTGCCGGTTCCCCTGCATCTCTAGACACATTGGTTGAGATCGTATCTGCGTTTGAAAATGCTGACTCAGATCTATCTGGTGTTATCACTGCAAACGGTGGTCGATTGACTACTGCTGAAAACAACATCACTGCACTTGAAACAGACTTGTCTGCTGAAGAGTCTGCACGTGGTGCTGGTGATGCTGCACTACAGACCCAAGTAACTGCTCACGATGGTCGTTTAACTACTGCTGAAGGTGAGATCGATACTCTACAATCACAAATGGCCACTCGAATCGGAACAGATTCAGACCATTCGGCTGCTCTTGCTGTCGAAACTGCTGCTCGAATCGCTGGTGACAATGCAAACTCTTCTGAAGTTTCTTTAGAAGCGGCTACTCGTTCTGCAGCGGATACTCAGTTGACTTCTGACCTTTCGACTGAAGTTGCTCGTGCAACTCAAGCAGAAGGTCAAATCGCTAGTGACCTTGCACAAGAAGTCATTGATCGTCAAAACGCGGACACTGGTCTTCAGACGCAACTCGATTTCATCAAAGAGAACACTGACCCAGCGTCACTAGATTCTCTAACAGAAATCGTTGCTGCATTCCAATCTGCTGATGGTTCGATCACAGGTGTTGTCAACTCTAACACTGGTCGCATCTCTGCACTAGAATCTGGTGTAGTTGCAATCGAAGCGTGGAATACTGATAACGTCTCAGAAGGATCAATCAACAAGTACTGGACAGAACAACGTACTAAAGATTGTCTATCTGGTGGTCTGTGCATCACTTACTCATCTGTAACTGGTGAGATCAAGGTTGACGAAGTAGAAGCTGAGTCTTCACTACGTGTTGCTGAGTCTGTTGCTTCAGATGACGCTGACAAACTAGGTGGCGCGGCACCATCTCACTATCGTATCGATGTATACGATGTGAATGGTACTATTGTAAACTAATCTAGGTTTCGACCAAGATATGAAAGGGGACTTCGGTCCCCTTTTTTTATGTTTATTTTACGTATAAATAAACGTATAAATAGAAGGGTAACTAATACTGGACTATAGTAATGTATTCAACAAGTAGAGAAGAATTGATTGATTACTGCCTGCGTGCCTTAGGGCATCCGGTAGTTGAAGTCAACATTGACGAAGAACAACTCGACGACCGAATTGATGAGGCGTTGCAGTGGTTCCGTGAACATCATCCAGATGGATCTAAACGATACTATCTAAAGCACCAATTGACTCAGACCGATGTCGATAATCAGTATGTGGATTTTAGTGACGATCTAGATCTTTCCGCCATCGTTCGTATGATCCCTATGACATTTGGAAATGCTCATACCGGATGGTTCAGTGATGCATGGCAGTTGATGGCATATACCATTTCTGACTTTACCCGTCAAGGGGGTATGCTAGGTGACCTTGCGCACTATGAACAGATGCAACAAAATCTAGCACTATTAGATATGAAACTAGGTGGTACACCTCAGATTACATTTGACAGACAATATAATCGTGTTAATTTACATGTTTCCAAAACGAACCTTAAAGTAGATGACTATGTTATCTTTGAGGTTTATGGTATTCGTAATCCAGACGAAACAGTAAACGAATATAACTCGCTATGGAATCACCGATTCCTAAAAGAATATGCAACCGCATTGATCAAGCGTCAATGGGGCACCAACCTAATTAAATTTGATGGTATGGCATTGCCTGGCGGGGTGACCGTTAATGCTCGTCTAATATATGAAGATGCGCTAGCAGACATCGAACGAATGATGGAAAAATTCCGTAACGAAGAAGACGAAGGTCCGATGTTCTTCATGGGGTAAGACATGGCAACTAATCCATATATCAGTTTAAAGCATAGAGAAGAACAAAACCTCTACGAAGATCTTTTAATAGAAGCAATCCAATTCTATGGTCAAGACGTATATTACTTGCCGAGAGAAGTTGTTGAGAGAGAAGAGATCTTCCTAGATTCTATTGAGTCTCAATTCTCTGACGCATATAAAGTCGAAGTCTACATCGAAAACGGTGAATCGTTTGAAGGTGACGGAGACCTATTCACCAAGTTTGGTATTGAACTAAGAGACCAAGCAACCTTTGTTATTGCACGTCGTCGATGGAGACAGCTCATTGGTGATCGTCTATCAGAAGCGCAATTCCGCCCTAGAGAGGGTGATGTGATATATCTCCCATTGTCTGAATCTCTATTTGAGGTCAAGAAGGTCGAGACTGAATCACCGTTCTATCAATTATCCCAGTTACCACAATTCCGTATGACTTGCGAGTTGTTCGAGTTTTCGGATGAAGATTTTGACACTGGTATCGATGCTATTGATCGTGTTGAACGTGAACACGCATTCCAATACGAATTGGTTATGGAAAATACAGGTGAAGATAACTACTACTATCCGGGCGAAAAGGTTTATCAAGACTTTGGTGATTATCGAATAGAAGGAGAGGTCACATCATTCAACAGTCAAACTCGATTGTTGACTATAGCACATACTGGCGCTACAGATGGTAAATTCCATCTATGGACAACTGATATGCCAGTTATCGGAATGTATGCTTCATTTAATTTAGTCACCATAAACGAAGGTATAAACGAAATTCAACCACTGTCACAGAATGAAGTGTTTGACGACTTCGCAAATGACTTTGTCGATTTCACTGAGACCAACCCATTTGGAGATATATCGTAATGATGGGAGGACACTTCTACCACAAACGCGTTCGTACATGCGTTGCCGTATTCGGTTCAATGTTCGATGACATACATGTTTTGAGAACAGACTCGAACGGTAAAGTATTGTCACAGGTTAAAGTACCATTATCCTATGCTCCTAAAAGGTCATTCTTAGAACGTCTATCTGAAATGGAGAACGGAGAAAGTGCAGAAAGAAGAGTTGCTGTAAAGCTTCCTCGTATGTCTTTCGAAATTTCTTCTATCGCATATGATGCAACACGACAGTTGCCTAAAGTTAATGGATTTGGATCTGTTATATCTACTGAGACCGGATCTAAGAGAAAGATCTATGTCGGAGTTCCTTACACCGTAGGATTCTCTCTATCAGTATATGCCAAATCTCAGGATGATGCACTACAAGTCGTAGAGCAAATTATACCATACTTCGCACCACAATACACGTTGACCGTAAAACCTTTTGCTGATGAACCAGACATAAAGGAAGATGTCCCTGTCATATTATCAGGACTAGACTTTGCTGATGATTATGAAGGTGCGATTGAGCAAAGACGGACGATCGTATACACATTGACGTTTGAAATGAAAGTCAACTTCTATGGGCCAGAGAACACAGGACCTATTATCCGTGAGGTGAACACGAACCTGAATCTTATAGATGATCCAGAAGATACTGCGGGATCTATTGTAAATACAACCCCAGATCCTATAGATGTTAGTCCAGACGGAGACTATGGGTTTAATACACAAGTAACAAGTTTTTCACCGGATGGTCCTAGGTATATACCAGAACCACCAACAGTATACTCATATAGTATCGAAGGTGTAACAAACGACCCGACATCCATCGATTGGAGGACTCATTACGCTCCGCCGGGATACACTTGGACTCCAAACGTAGGTTTCACTTCAGATGAGCCATTGATGCATACCGACTGGATGTTCTTCGATGAGTCTTCGCAGTCATCTACTTTGGGTAGTGCGAATATCACCAATTTAGATATGTCCGAAGTCGTAACCGCAAGAGAGATGCTTAGAGAGTCAAACTTTGCATCTAACACGAGTGATATTACTGGGTGGGAAGTTTCTAAAAATAGAGACTTCACATCTATGTTCCGTGAAGCAGTATTCAATCAGGACATTAGTGGATGGACTATTTGTGCAGATAAAACCACACCTATCACTGACGTAGTTGCGTCTTACTGGACGGACTCTGGTGTCACAATCAATCAAAACACTTACTCAGACTTTGATTACATGCATGATTGGGACGATTACGCTCCGACAGGTGGTTACCCACTGAGCAGCGCTGGTGTCCACGGTGTAATTTTACAGTCAATGTTTTATGCCAATGACGTCTTCAACCAACCTATTGGTAGTTGGGACACCTCAGCTGTATTCAGATTTGATCAAACCTTCACCGAATCTTCATTCGATCAAGACCTAAGCGGATGGGACACTTCTAACGCAAGAACAATGGCAGATATGTTTGATGCATCTGAATTTACGGGTCAAGGTGTCGGTAGTTGGGATGTGTCTAATGTGATTAGTTTCTACGACACGTTCAAAAATACTTATTTCAATGCCACAGTAACAAACTCAGATATTTCTAGTTGGAACACAGGAAGTGCTGTCAATATGTCAGGAATGTTTGCCGTTGCTGGTTCTGTGTGGACTGGTGTTCCAGCTCCTTTCGGTGCAGATATCGGTGGATGGGATGTTTCTAATGTCAAAGATATGTCAGAGATGTTTGAAGAGAACGAAGACTTTGACATCAACATCGGTGCTTGGAACGTATCTAACGTGGACACTATGAACGAAATGTTCCAAGACTGTCCTTCGTTCAGCAATAACGGAAGCGCAGACATCGCCAACTGGGACACATCTAGTGTAACAGATATGGGTGAGATGTTCGAGAACGCAACATCATTCAACCAAGATTTGAGTGGATGGGACGTGTCTAGTGTGACTTCATATGATCAGTTTGATAACGGTGCGTCGAGTTGGACGTTACCGAAGCCTAACTTTATATAAGACATAGATATATATTATGAGAGACAACAGTAAACCGCCAGCTGTATTTGACGAAGAACAGAAAAAGAACTTCGTCCACGAACAAGACTATGAGTACTCTCGTGATACTTATTATGACCTAATTGAAAAAGGTCGTGAGTCTCTAGAACTCATGATAGAAGTCGCACGTGAGAGTGAACATCCTCGTGCGTTTGAGGTTCTATCTGGTATGATCAAAGGCATCGCAGATGTCAATGACAAGTTGATGGACCTCAACAAAAAGCAGAAAGAACTCACCAAAGAAGACAAACCTGCCGATTCTACTACTACTAATAATAATCTATTCGTCGGTTCCACTACAGACCTTCAGCGTATGCTGTTGGGAGATGAGAAAGTAATTGATCAAGACTCAGATGAATGACATCCTATACTAAGAATTCCTATCTAGGTAACCCACAAGTCAAACGAGATGGTGTTGCAGAGGAGTGGGACAAAAAGAAACTCCGCGAATATAAAAAATGTATGGAGAACCCTTCGTATTTCTGTAAGAAGTACGTTAAGGTCGTGCACCTAGATAAAGGTCTAGTGCCATTCAAACTGTACGATTATCAGGAGAAGATGTTTGACCACTTCAATGATAATCGATTCTCTATTGTTCTAGCATGTCGACAGTCAGGCAAATCAATTTCCTCTGTAGGATACCTTCTATGGTATACACTATTCCATCCTGAAAAGACCATCGCAATCCTTGCAAACAAAGGTGCCACCGCACGTGAGATGTTATCTCGTGTAACACTCATGTTAGAGAATCTTCCGTTCTTCTTGCAGCCTGGGTGTAAAGCACTGAACAAAGGTTCTATCGAGTTCTCTAACAACTCTCGCATCATTGCTGCGGCAACCTCTGGATCATCCATTCGTGGTATGTCGGTCAACCTACTATTCCTAGATGAGTTTGCGTTTGTAGAGAATGCCGCAGAGTTCTACACATCTACGTATCCAGTAATCTCATCTGGTAAAGATACAAAAGTTATCATAACAAGTACCGCTAACGGTATCGGTAACACGTATCAGAAACTATGGGAAGGTGCGGTACAGAAGGTCAATGAATACAAACCATTCCGTGTTGACTGGTGGGATGTTCCTGGCCGAGATGATAAGTGGAAAGCACAGACTATTGCTAACACTTCCCAGTTGCAGTTTGACCAAGAGTTTGGTAATACTTTCTTTGGTACTGGTAATACTCTTATTGAGGGTCAAGTGTTGCTTGACTTACGTGCCAGAGAACCTATCCATCGATATGAAGGTGGAGATCTTTTAGTGTATCAAGAACCTATTGAAGAACACCAGTATATCATGACTGTCGATGTTTGTCAAGGGCGGGGTCAGGATTATTCTACATTTAATATAATTGATGTATCGGTACAACCTTTCAGACAGGTTTGTGTATATCGTAACAATAGAATATCACCTATACTATATCCTAACATTATATACAAGTATGCAACAATATACAATGAGGCGTATGTCGTCGTAGAGAATAATGACCAAGGTATGGTAGTGTGCGTAGGTCTTTATCAGGATCTAGAATATGAGAATATTCACCTAGAGTCTGCGGTCAAAGCAGATGCTATCGGTATCCGTATGGACAGGAAGGTAAAGAGAATAGGATGCTCTTCAATTAAGGATATTATCGAAGGCCACAAACTAGATATTGTTGATGAGAATACTATCATGGAGATATCTACGTTTGTATCCAGAGGAACATCATTTGAGGCCAGTGATGGTAATCATGATGACTTAATGATGAATCTAGTAATGTTTGGATACTTTGTTGGGACGCAATCATTTGGTAATGTTGCTGACGTGGATATCAAACAGATGTTATTTGATCAACGTATGAAAGAAATTGAGGATGATATACCACCGTTCGGAATAATCGATGATGGTAGTGATTATGTTCCTCTTTCAGACTTGTCCGACCCATATAGCATGGATTGGACTGACTATAACCCTAATGAATGGTAAACTTCCGGAAAGTATAAATAGATACATTGATTTATTTTCCGTATTATGTTTAACTTATTATACCTTAACTAAAAGGACACTATTATGACTCTTAAATTCTCCGAGTCACCAGCAGTTCAGATAAAAGAAATTGACCTAACAGGCACAGTACCTTCGGTCACTTCTACAACTGGCGCTATTGTAGGTGACTTTAATTGGGGACCAGTAAACACACCTGTTCTAGTCGGTAACGAATCTGAACTGGCTGCTGTCTTTGGCACTCCAGACATGGGTGATGCGTACTCCGGAGATTTTCTCTCCGCTTCGTATTTCCTAAAATATTCTTCTTCTCTGTACGTTGTTCGTGCCGGAAGTGATGATCAAGCATATGCTTCGTTCGGTCTATTTACCGCAAAGAATCCAGGCAAACTTGGAGATAACATTCTTGTCTCTGTTGCTGGTGGAGCGGAATTTTCAGGATGGGATTACGAATCGCAATTCTCATCAGCTCCAGACGATTCTAAAAACGAGATTCACGTCATTGTTGTTGACAGTTCAACTACTCCACACACGGTTCTAGAACAGTTTGAATTTTTATCTGTTGAACAGGGTGCTAGACTAGAAAACGGTTCTAACAACTTTGTACTTGACG